GCTTAACTTAGCCAACTCTTGACGGCCAAGAACCTCTAGCTCGCTACGCAACTGGCCAGCCTGTACTTTTCTAGCAGCATCACCAAATATTGTGCCTGGCTTTGCAAACAATTCTGCTGGGCTTTTGCCCTCTTCCATTGCCTTCATTACTTGCTCTGCACTAGGCATATTTTCAGCGCCATACTGCATACCTTCACGCTGCGCCTGTTCTGCTGCTTGTTTAAAAGCAAAATTTGATAATCGGTCTAACGATGCATTAATACCTTGAGTCATGGATATAGACTCTTTAATATTAGCAAACTCTAGACGTGGAACATCTGCTGGCAGATAGCCAGTTGGTTGGTAGCGTGGAAGTTCTGCCATAATTAAGCCAATGGTGTACTGTAATCGGTTACTGGAGCTGCTGTTTTAGGAGCGCCACCAATACTACTCATCATCATCATACCTTGCCCTAACTTACCAGCAGCATCAAAATAGCCAGCCTGTTCAGCAATTTGTCCAGCACCTTCATACAGAGTTGCTTGGATAAGGCCACTACGTTTTGCCATGTCAGCGTTCTGTAAAGCAAATGTAAACTCTTTACCGCCACGAGTATTGTTGATAGATTGTATTAATCCAGCAGATCCTTCAAATCCTTGTGTACCACCAGCAAAACCACGAGCCACCACAGCTGCATTAGCCTCATTGGTGCGCCTAAGAATTTGATTGGCCTGTAATTCATATTGAACAGCTCTGCGGTCACTTTCAACCTCGGCTTGTTTGGCTTGCATTTGGTACATTTTGTTTCGATCTTGTCCAGCCTTAATCGATCCATATGCGCTAATTGCAAGAAGTGCTACTGCGGCTACCATCATAATATTAAGTTCCTTGATGTGTTGCTACTTTGTACTCTAAACCGAGCAAGGTCATCTTCAATGGCACGTCTTGCTCAACTGTAATCTTGCCCTCTGTCGTGTAACCCAATATGCCATGCAATGTCTTTGTGCCTGTATATTCGTCAACTGCCTCATCAAGAATATCGCCAAACGCTCTGAATGGTACTTGGATTGTATTAATCTTTAGGTGTTGGGTGTTGGCAACCAATGCGTTAACCTCAACGATTCTCTTCTTAAATCCAATGCGTGTGCCTGTCTGTAGCTTTAGGTCAACTGGCATGGTTACAGCTCGTACTGTGATTGGCAAGCCAACCTCGTATTTTGTTGCTGAAGAGCGTGGGAATGTGACTGTGCCACCGCCTGGTACTGCTTGATTAGCTTGTACAGATCCATCAAGAATGACGTTAACTGTCTCTGTAGCTACATGGCTCATTGAGACCGATGCAGCAGCTCCACCAGTTTTAGATGAGTCTGTTAACAAATCATTGTCAAAAGCCTCAACGTAGTATTGGAATGTGCCGTTTACGTCTCGTTTTGCTATTGTGTAGATGGTTGAAATATCCACACCCACATCAACAAAGGATCCATCAACTGTAGTGAACTCTGATGGAGCGATTACGTTTTGCGCTCTTAATAATGAGAATACGGCCATTGTGCCGTCATCGCTATTAGTAATTAGCAGTAAGTCGTTTTCGTCAGTAGCCACAGACCTACGCAAAGCCATGCGAGATGGAGTCCGTAAGAGATGCCCAGCAAGAAGCGATATCTTTTGTGTGACGTATGTAAGTTGCGTATCAGTATAAGCAAACTCATTTAATGCCTTTCCTTGTCTCTGTACAAACAATGTACCAGACTCTAACTGCTGAACCCGAATACCTTCTTTAATGCCGTTACGGCTTGCTGTTTTAACAAAGAAATTCGTTGGAGTAATTGGGTCAAGACCATTTTGGGGAACATAGAACTCACCTCCTGTAGTAAACACTTGCAAGTCTCGGCCAGAGATAATGTCAACGATAGCATTAAACGTATTGGTGTCTAGAGTTGCCTCTACCGCATCATCATCTAAACCTTCTGTTGGCTCAAAGTCAAAGAACAATCCAACCTTAGATCCCCATATAGTTGATGGGCGAGACTTCGATCCACCAAAGTACAGACGGCCTTCATGGAATGTTACAGAGCGTGGCCAGCCTTTACCGCTTGACCAAACAGCCTCATAACCTGACTCGTATTCCCATGAACCATTAGCAATGGCTGATGTGTTAAAGAATGGGAACTCAGTAATTGCATCAACTGATGTGCCAGAGTTGTACTTAACAATCTTAGCTCTACCTTGTGGAGATGCGTTGACATATTGACCAACGCTACCAGACACAAATACTGAAGAGCTGGCAGTTAATGTAATCTTGCCCGATACAGCGGATGGTGTTAGCGTACCGGCTGGATTGCTAAACGATGCTGTAAACGCATACTTTGGAATGGAGTCAAACGTAATAGCAGATCCTGTCCAAGTCGCATCTGTGCCACCCCTAACAATCTTGATTGGATTAATGTCAGGATGAACCACAATTAACGTGTCTGCCGACTGAGTCCATACAATATTAGCTAAACGTGCGCCAGTTAACCCAAGTGATGATGTATCAAGGTATGGGTTGCCAGAGCCATTGATGTTGGTAATCTGAGTCTTGTTTTTGAATACATACATCCGATTATGCGTAAAGCAAAGCATATAGGAATCAGATGTGCTGAACTCAAACTCAACTAAACGTGTGCCGTTACCGGCTGACTCTGTGCTACTGTTTGGTAGCGATGCAATGTACTTTGTGCCGGGTCTACGTCTAATGCCACCTTGTGGCTGGCAGACCACATTGGTGGCCTCTTCTAATGCGTTAGCGTAGGCTGCTAAATCAACCCTTGCTCGGAGCAATGGGTCTAACTCGCCTGTAGAAAAGTTTGTCTGGATAGAGACAAAGCGAGCCATTAATACCTCACAGCAATAAGTGAGAAATCATTAATAGCGTTTGTTGGCTGTCCTTGGCCATCAATATTCATAGCTTGTCTTAGGTATCCACCTCTGCCATTCTCTGCTGGTGATCCAATAGCGACAGACTGCCAATACTGGCTCTTCTCGGTCTGATCCGTAATAGGTAAAGCAAGATGCCAAGTCATCATATATTTGAGCAACTGCACAAAATAACTAGGCATATCGTATTCAGGTACGGCATATTGATAATCAATATAAACCTCTTCATAGTCAGTCAATAACTTGCTGCCCATGATTCTGTATTCTTTGCGTGGTGGGATGCCAACAGCACTTGTGTCATATACTGCTCTGGGCGATCCTAAGCGGTCTCCAGGCAGTTGATATTCGTAGCGGTACTCATTGGTAGGAGTTGTCACCAATCGAGCAATAGAGGTCTTTTTAAAGCTAAATGACCAAGGGTAAAGTATTAGGGCTTGATTGCGAATATCCGCATACAAGCGGTCAGCAATCGATGCCTCATCAGTTCCCTCGTTAAATGAGGAGATAGGCTTTGCGCCTAACATCACGCAAGCATCAGAACATATTGATAGTGCGGTATCGCCAGCTGCCATTTAAATCTCCAATGTAAGAATGGGCTATCGCTAGTTTTACTAGCAATAGCCCACCTTGAAACTAGATACTATTAGTCTCCGTCTGTGGCGGCTAAAGTAGTACCATTATCGATGTCAACAACACCAGATGCATTAGAACGAACAACTGCCAAAGTAGCGACAGCGGTTGTGCCTGTTGAAGTTACACAGTAAATCAAATCACCAACTTTTAACAAACTTGATAGGGAATTAAAATATCCCTCTGTGTTAACGTCAGCAATAGCATCAGTTGTTGAATATCCATATAAAGATGGTGCATTACCAGCTTTAGAGGCTCCGTAGGTTACAAACCCAGTTGCAGAATATGCCATATCAGTCTCTCCTTAGATTAAGATTCACGAGCGGTGATTTTGACAATACCCTCATCATCGATGTTAATTGCACCGGCTGAGAACAAGCTGTTCACGAGGAACGAGGTCTTCTCAGGGATGTAGTTAACTTCGGTGCGTGGAGCAATACCTTCTGCATAGCCGATGGCATCTTTGTGGAAAGCAAAGCAAGTGCGGTCTAAAGAACCATCAACTGCTAGGCCACCCTCAGAGCGGTCACCAAGGATATGGAAAGTAAAGCCCAAGAACGTATTGATTTCACCAGCAACAAGTGCTTTAACAGTATTGAAGTCAGAGCTGGTTACTGCTGTCTCAGACAACAACGATGCCAAACCATTTGCGTGGAGGATAATGTGACGGCCCTCTGGAGGTACGTTGTTTTTATCCAACAGCTTCTTAGCTTCACGCAACTTGGCTACGTTCATGTTGGTATCGCTACCACCGATATCGTTAGAAACAGTCAAGCTGGTGCTAGATGCTGTTAAAGCATCAAGAATCAACTGGTCTTGTCTACGGCCAATAGCGTTGCCCAAAACTTGTACAAGCTCTTGGCGCTCGTCAAAGTTAACTTTAGCCTGGCTGAAAATGTCGCTGTACTCAGCGGCATTAAAATCAGATAGGGTGCAAGTTACGCTTGAAAATGCTACGTTTAATGGGGTTACATCAGATTGACTAATGCGTGGGGTAGCCACACCTTTGCCAACTTTTGGAAACTTAACAGTAGAACCTTCTACTCCTCTACGCTGACGAACAGCACCAACCAGCATTGCCTTGCCCTGGAAAGCCTGTTTTACCTCAGCATCAAAGAGGGTAACAAAGGCATTAGATAATGAAATGCTCATGTGTTTCTCCTAAATAGGTAAAAAATAAATTGGGTTTTTGCTTTGGTGTGCCTGTTGCCAGGGCCTACGCTTGCTACTTGCGGTAGCCAATCGTCAGATTAATCTGCATCAAGGGCCAATTAAATGGTATGCCTTAATGAGTTTCTAGCAGAATTGTAGAAAAAATACAACATCTAGTTGCATATTTTTAATTTTTACTAAATGTTGATGAAAAAACCCCCGGCAAACTGCACCGGGGGGAGGGTCACTCTCGTGAGGAGATTCCTTATTTTAGCCGAAATTCTGAGCAAACATTCGCTCAACTTTGGCTCGGTAGGCTGGATCTGTCTTGTATTTAGGATCGCCAACCATCTGGTACAACTCATCTTTCGATGGCGCACCTTCAATGGGTACTGACTCGGTGGGGATACGAGAGCCTTCATAAGTCTCACGCAATTTCATCAAAGCCTTTAAGCCCTTGGCTGTACCGCCCATGTACTTAAACTCTTCAAAGTCATCTTTACCCCAAACCCCTTTGTTTACAAGGCCTCTCGCCCAATCCGTCATTCCTTTAATAATGACATCTGCGTTAGGACCAAGAGCTGCCTTTTCTTCAGCAAGTGATCTAGTGACAGTTTCTACTTTCTCTGCACTCATGCCAACCACTTTGCCAACCAAACTATCTAAGGCGAGTTGCGATATCCCATTCTCTTTAGCCCAATCCAAGACGTGGCTACGAACTGGGTCATTCTCTGGAATTGCACCAAATGCGGATGCATCGTATTTGCCATCTGCTGGAGCTTTGTGTTTGCCTTGCGATATCTGCTTACGCAAGTCCATCCACGATTTTGCTATGCCCTCAAGATCGGGGGCTGCATCGTCTTTCTTCCAAAAGTTCTCAGGCCACCAATCAGGCCTGTCTAGCGGAGTGTCATCCTCTTGCTCTGCTAAATGAGATATCTGTGATGCTTCTGGGTTTTGCTGCTCTGTACCTTGGCTGTCCTCAGTTGTTACTGAGTCCAGTAGGCCACCATCCTCTGTGGGCTGGACTGCTTCGGTAGTTTCCATTTTTACATTTTCCTCGCTTTATTAATCCTTGCTTCAAGATCCCGAATCACGCTGTTTTGTCCTTCTCGATAAAAAGCATAACTAGGATCAGCACCAGGCAAGGCAACTGGCTGCTCTAACAAAGTGGCTCTTAACCACTTCATTAGTTTTTCGCCATCCTCTGAGCTGAGAACTCGGAGGCATAATTTGTTTAGGTCTTCTACTGATTGGTCAACATCACGAATATCTGTAACTACGTTTTCTAGGCCAGCCCATCCGTCAACATTCATCTATTAGCCTCCAGCCATTTTCAGCATTTCGGGTACAGCCTCTGGGTTTTGCTCGGCAACCTGAGCTGCCTGTTGAGCAATCTGCTGGAGATTGTATTGGCGCTCTGCTGAGTCATTACGCAACCTTGTTGGGATGCCTAACTTGTCTGCAATGTAGTCTGTAATCTCGCCCATCTTAGGTGTTGCTTGACCCTCTGGTCCAAAGCCTTGAGCCATCTGCACGAACTGCATGACGTTGGTTACGTCTTCCATATTCTGAGCCATAGCTAATGGGGCAACTGGTGCTACCTTTACCTCTAGACCATTCACACGCAAAGGCATATCGATAATGCCTCTGTCATCCATTACTTGCAGTATCTTAGATACAAGCGGAATCATGGTCTCATTAATCAATCGGCCAAAAGCAGATCCAAGGTTCTGACTCAACTCCTTCATACGTTCTACGACTTCTGTTGCGGAGCGAGCAGACATATTATCGGGAGGCAAACTCTCGTCTAGCAGTATGCGCTTGATGTTCCCTCGTAGGTCTCCCATGATAATCTGAGCCACATTAAAGTCACCAGCTCGTGGCAATGGCTTTAGTGACTCGCCCTGTGGGCCTCCGTTTCTGGCTACAGGGATGATTGCTCCTGGGATAATCTTGACAGTTGCTGGGTTAAGAACTCCATCGTCAGCAGCTGTATACACACCAGATATAGCTAAAGATGCATTCTTTAATACTAGCTCTAGTGTTTTGTTCAATGTCTTGATATCAGGCAACGCAGTAATCAATGGGCCTCTGCCATATATCTCACCGGCTACCTTCATGTAGCGACTGACTACCCAAGGACTCTTCTTGAGTCTACGATAGACCAGCTCTTGCTTAGATTCTTTGTGGATAACGTGATAGCAAAAGTCACCACGCTTTGGATCAAATACTGTAGCCTCAATCAACTCAAAGTCTTCTGTTGGCTTTTGGTCAATCTTCTGCTGTAGGTCTGATGGGATTGTGGCATCTCTCCATTGCTGAATGATTGCCTCGCCCTTAATACGCATACGTCTGTATACATTGTCTACCTGACCATTAGCGCCCTCTTCAAAGGCAACTAAGAACTGTGGCACAGGAATGAAGTTGATTGGGGATGTGTCATCACCAGGCTGAACCATCATTACTGCTGTACCAACTGCTAGGTCAAGCAAGAACTCACCCATCGCAATGTCAAAGTTAGACTGCTTGAGAGTTGCAAACATCTTGTCTGCATAGATATCAAGAGCTGCTGAGGCCTCTGCCTTGCGGTCTTCTGGAATATCTGGTCCAGTTTCTAATCTGCACCACTTACGCTGTGGCGGGAATATTCCTGATTGTAGGCGGTTGGCAAAGCGCTGAGTCGAATTAATAGCGGTTGCATCAAACACACGATTCATCTTCTTAGCACCGCCAACCTTACCATCATAATACCCGTCATAGAGATTACGCTGTGGCAGAGCAAACTCATATGCCTCATCGTATAGGTCTCTAAAATCCTCTTTCTTACGCAACGCAATATCGTGGCGCTTGAGGATGTCTTCGGGTTTTAATCTCATCATTTCAGCCATATCAATCCTTTTTGTGTCTATTTGCAAAGTTACGAGCTGCCTCTTTGCTACCGAATCCCCACGCTTGCAACGCTTTCTTTAAGCGAGTTGGTCTGCCTTTTTCATCTACTAAAGGACCAGCCATCCCACCAAAGCGAGCAGCAAAAGATACCCTTCTTGGGTTGGTTCCACCCTTAACTGGGGCTTGTAGGTTTCCACCTTCTTTGCGCTCAAAGTATTTGCGCCCAGCCTCGTTAAGACCGCCACTTGGGTTCTGATGTTTTTTTAATGTCATTCGTACCACTCAATCATTAAGTGAGCCATATGCGCCCGCCCACTTCTGTTTGTCAATCTAAACAAATACGTTGTTAGCGGAGCCAATACATATTGGAATGAAAATGCAGCGGATCCAGTTGCCTGATTACCAGAACCACCAGCAAGAAACTCACCGGTTAAAGCTGTTCCAGTAGTGGTAACTGTTGGATTAATTAAGACTGCGCTTGAGCTTGTGTTGGTTGATGACCTATAACGATTGATGGGTGTAAACGATGTGCCACCAGTTACAGTTGCATTTTCAAAAATAGTAAACTCTGCATCACCGCCACAGTTAACATCAAATACTAGGTGAGGATACTTACCAGTAGCCCAAGCAACAGCAATATTAATTGATGCATTGTCAGCTAATTGGTTTGCATTACCATTTAAAAAATATGCGTAAAAGGCTCTTCCTTCATGCAATCGGACATGGTTAATGTCAGCCATAACAAATGGCTTCTCTGATCCGGCAACAACTTGATTGCCATCCTTATCAATATAAGTTGGTGTAACAAATATTGATTTAGTGTTATCAGACTCCCGCTGGACAATAATAGCCATTAGTCTTCTTCATCCTCTAGATCGGATGCTTTGTACATATCTTCTTCATTTGGCTTAGAACGGCCAGCCTTTTGAGCAAGCATCTTAGCCACTTTCTTTTGGAAAGGAGTCAACTCCATAGGCTTTTTCTCTTCCTCGCCCATGCCTTTGTGGTCTTCGCCAAACTCAAACGATAGTTCTACTTTCATTTTTTAGATGCTCTCATGTTATCTACAAGATTTGGATATGGTCTACCAGCTTTCTTGGCCATCGCTTTAGCAGCAGCCTTCTGCATGGGAGACAACTTCTCAGGCTTACCTAAGCCTTTTGGTCTTTCTTTATCCCAGACTTCTTTCATTTTTTCTTAGCCATTCCAGCCTCGCTCATTGCAATTGCAACGGCTTGCTTTTGAGATTTAACAACTGGGCCACCCTTACCAGAATGTAGACCGCCAGCCTTGTACTCTCGCATGACTTTGGCTACTTTCTTTTGCATCTTTGCTTTATTATCCAAGGCTATTCCCTCCACCTAAAGTTTCTTGCATACCCATCTCTGGGTTTAGACGTGAATCAGAAAGAAGTTGACGGCCTCTACGTCTTGCGCCACGCATTCTTGCGCCAGCCTCTTCTTGTGCCTGTGTTGGTTTCTCAACTACTGGCTCTG